TTCCGACAATTACGGATTGTTTATCTACTCTGATAAAATGGTCTTTGGCAAATATAATTCCTTCGCCTAAGGTAACTATAGAGCCTACTCCAGTCGAACTCGCGGGCAGTGTCGTCGCGGTAAATCCACCAGTAGTTGCGGTTAGTATTTCATCATCAGCAAACGTTTTTGTTATATTATCTGTACCAGAGCTCGTATATTTTAAATATAATGTCTTAGCATCTGGCAAATTATTTTCATCACCAGTAATTACATCTACTACATACGCAGTTACTCCAGTCGTGCCGCCTGTAATAGTAAGATTTTTGAAATTAGTTACATCAACACTAATAGAAGCAGTATCATCATTTAATATTTTTACATAAGGTACGACAGTGTCGTACGCTAATTCGTTTCCGCGTACAATACTGCCTTCTTTGAAAATATGTTCACCAAATCTATCGATTTGATTTTGTAAAATTGTTTGTAGTTGAGTTAGTTCTCTGGCCTGAACAGCAAGACCCGGCTTAAACAAAAGACGATTAAAGTTTTTGTTTTGATTATAATCATCGTAATATGGATCTACGTTAAAATTTGTTTGTAGTGTACCAGTATTTGCTAGTGCCATTTATCAATCTCTCTTCTCTTAATATTGTACTGTGATTTTGAAATCTTCTATTTGAGAAGGACTTCGTATAATTTGTTCCCTATTTTCTATATATAAGACTTCTCCACTGTACGGTTTAGCTATACTATAATCTATACTGTTAATGGTTCCTTGGAAGTCTGTATTTGCGTTTAGTATTACTACCTCGCCGGCAGTAAAATTGTCTCCGTTCGGTATTTCAATATTTGTTATAGAAAGAACACCATTGGCGCCATCAGCGGTGCTAACAAAAGACACTCCATTGGCTGTAGCCACAGTCGTTTCACCCCTTACTGACCATGTTGACACAAAACTAGTATTCGTTAAATGAGCCGATGATACACCAGTCAAATTTAATCTTGTTGTATTATTTATAGTACTGTTCGCAATATTGACTCCATTTGCAAATGTTGGGTATTGTAACATTCCGAATGTTGCATAGTTTTCCGTTTCTAGCAATTGTTCTTCTTCGTTTTGTGACAATCTAACGCTAAACATTAACGCGCCGTTTTGTAATTCTCTGACTGCGTTCGAACCATGGCCGGCCGTAGGAGAAAAATTTAAATTAGCTGTAGCACCGGAGCCCGTTGCACCAGAATAACTACTATCGGTAATAGTAATTATACCTCTAGCACTACCAGCGCCTTTATTTATTACAATAATATCGCTTATTCCATTCGAAGCTAACGTATTAACATTTGCGTATGCCGTTGGCTGCGTAGACCCATTTGTTTTTACTGTAATTCTTGGGCCTATACTAATGATACTAGAGTCAACCGAACCGTTTGCTATCAATGGCGCATTAAGGGGTGTTGATAGTATTATATTACCAGAGTTCGCTTGGTAATCATTTATTTCTGCTAATTGTCCTGCGCCAGCGCCGCTTTTCACAAAGAGATTACATCCATTATAATAATTATCATTCGTCACATTGGCGCCAGCAGAATCTGATATCGAAAAAACAGTAGAATTAGAATAAGCCGTTACAGCACCAGTAAAATTAACATAATTACTTCCAGCAGCTGTAACGTCTATAGTATCTAATGTGCCGGCCGCGGCAGCAGATTGAATATTAAATTGTTCAGAATTAAAATTATCTTGCGTTGCAGCATACTTTACCGGAATATAATCAGTACTAATAAATTTTTGAATATCTGAACCAATAACTGGATACATATACTTCCACTCATATCCATCTGCGGTTTTGAATGTGCCACTTAAATCAATTTGAGTTGGTTCGTTTACGGAATTGGCGCCGTTATTGTTATCTATGCACTTATACACACGAAAATTTGAATTAATAACGTAAAATGTATTTGCCGCAGATATGCCTTCGAACATATCGACATAACTTTTATATTTATTATACACTACATCTGATGTCCAATTATATCTAGGTATAACAAAACTAATATCGGTCGTAGTAATTTTTTTCATGGCAATGATTTTGTCCCATATGGCAAAATCAATTTCGGCCGCGGACTCGCTTGGTACAGGAGGATCAAGTGGATCTGCCCAATTTAAAATGTTGGCTATAAAAAAATAATACGAACCCGTCGTGCCAAACGTATCTAGAAAATGTTCTGCATTATCATTTCTGTAATAACGAGTTACTATTGATGGCATCGACTAAAAACTCCAACGTGGTTTAATTTATATATTTATAACACAACAGTATTGTTGCTATATGGGTAAGTTGTTGCTATATGGGTAAGTAGCTAAGTGCCGAAATATTACTGTATTGGCTTGTACTCCTGCACTATTGGCCTGAATTGCGTATTGTTTTATTATTTCTATTTTAGCTACCTTATCATCTACACTAGCAGTAAACGGGGCAGCGGCCGCGTATGTCGTAACTTGTATTTCTTGACTAGACACTTTATTAGTAATAATAAAAGGTCCGCCATTGTTATCTTCATTAGCTGCATTAGTGATAAAAATATCATCTCCTACTGACGCAGCGGTGAAATCACCAAAGCCAGTACTAAATGATACTGTAGTATCATCTATGTTTGTCGTGTCAAAACCATCACTGCCTGGACCACTTGTTGAATCGACTGTTAATATAGAAGCTGCAACAACAGTAATAGTATACGTTCCATCATTTGATGGATCTTCTGCACCAGTTACTACAATATTTCCACCGACTTGGTAACCATCATCTATCCAACTACCACCATCATTTCGTGTTACTGTATCGGCCGATAAATCAAAAGCAAATCCTACAGTACTAAATGATACTGTAGTATCATCTATGTTTGTCGTGTCAAAACCATCACTGCCTGGACCACTTGTTGAATCGACTGTTAATATCAAAGTCGTAACGTCAGTAATAAGATACGTTCCATCATTTGATGGATCTTCTGCACCAGTTAATACAATGTTTCCGCCGACTTGGTAACCATCATCTATCCAACTACCGGCAACTCGTGTTACTGTATCGCTAATGTCAATATTAAAACTCGAGGCGGCCGTTGTGCTAGCTGGTGGTGTAATATAATCAACAGTTATATTTGTTGTCGTGAAAGTTGTGTTTCCGCTTATTGGCTGTAACACAGTATTTGCTATTACTGTTACCGCCGAATTATATAACAATAATGTATTTGAATTCAATACCTCAGAAATTCTATAACTTCCGCTGATGTCTGGTGTAGGACCTGTTATGTAAACAAAATCATTTGCCGCTACAGAACCAAGTGGAGTACCGGTATATTCAATTCTGTCATTTTGCGTATTAGAATTCTGAATAAAATCAGTAGATACTGGTGTGATATTCAACACTTCTGTATATGTATCAATTTGTTCATAATCTTCTAATGTCAAATCCAAATTGCTTTGTGAATATATTGCGCCGAACATTTTCGTGCCGGCTGGGTGTAAAGTATTAGTTATTGTGCTTTCGTATGAAGAAAAATTCTGATTAGAACGGATTTCGTATGAAAATTCTTGATAATAATTGTTATCTTGTAAATATTTGTCCCAGCTCAGCCAACCTTTAGTATTGATGTATTTTCCAGATAATTGAATAATCGCGCTAGACTCAGCTATTGCTACAGCATTTACCGTATTAAAGCTAGTACTATTGATCAATATTATATTTTCTTCATTGGTATAATTACTTCCTTGTATACCAATTTGTATTTTAGATATTGTACCACTAAGAAACGAAGATTGTATATCGGCATTTAAACCTTTCAGGCCACCAGAGCCGTCATCAAGCGCTTGTTCTGATATTTTTCTAAAATCAGCAGTTCCAGTCGGCGCGCCGTCATAATATCCATAACCATTATTTATTGTAGAGATGGCCGTTATTGTTCCTGTTTCTACAAGACTTGTTCCAAGCGAGTCACCAATTAGCGAATTTACATTTGATAATGATAAATCTGAGCTAGCTCGAGTTACTCGTCCGCCCGCATTTTCTAATATATCCACTTCGATGGCTGATCCTGGACCAGCTGCTACATTAAATGTTGAATCAGTAGCGTTAATAACATAATAAGGAGTAACAGGGCCTGGTGGCTCAGAAGTAGTAATCCCAATAGGGTTAGTGTTTCCAGTGGCATAAAAGAAACGTACTATATCTCCATTAGAATAACCGTGATCTGTTCTTGTTATAGTATTACCAGTCAATTGAAACGTACACGTAGTATCGTCGGGATATTGCACAAATGTTGTACGGCCGTTTATTACAACTGCATCATCGCTGTCACCAATAACAACATTGGCGAAATAATACACAAAGTCATCGTATATTGGTAGATTTACGAGAGGTGCACCTACAGATGTAACTACAAAAGCTGCGTCTGAGCCGCTACCAAAAGTGGATGTAGCATTTAGAATTGTGTTAGTAGAATACCCAGTTCCTCCGTCTACTATATAAAATTCTGCAGCTGAGTCGGCTCGAGTCTGGATTACAGTACCCAGTGCTCCAGAACCTCCACTAGTACTCGTTATTGATACTCTATCCCCTACGTTGTGACCGCTGCCGCCGTCTTCGGTAAGTGTGGCTTCTATAATAGGGCCCCGAGCAGAAGAATTAACATTAAAAGAAATAGTATTATCTATATTAAATATCGTTTCTCCTAACGCGAATGATTCACCAATAATATTACTTAAATATATTGTGTACGTTGTTATAGAATTCAAAATAGCAAGTTCTACACGATCTACGATCGCGCTTGTTCCTGAAGTTTGTCCTATTATTTTATTTCCTGGTAAATCAAATACGTTACCTGTTAATGTATTTGGAATGTTAACAGCGGTTTCTTTTACCCAACGGCCGTCTGACGCGCGTAAAATATCATCTCCAGGATTATACAGATTTATTTCTTCATCAAACAATGCACGAAATAGGACACGATAACCCGCGGGATTGCCACGTACACGATAAATTTCTTTAATATGTTTAGCTAACAATTCACGATTAGCAAGTAATCTTTCTGGTATACTAGGTATAATTTCGCGCGCAATATAATCAAAATATTCTTCTGGAGCAGTATCGATATCTTGATAGTTTAACAGATTATGAATAGCTTCTACATAATTGTTAGCTTGTTCTTGCGATTCATAATACTTTTTTATAAATGTAACAAGTTGTTGGCCAGAACTCCGCGCAAATAAAGGAAATTGCTCCTCAACAAAGACGGATGTTCTATTATCTGTTGTCATATTATCGTACCAACGTTTATTTCATCTATTTGCGTAACGGATCCGGTTGTATTAACAGTAATAGTGGCTTTTAATTGTTGTTCTAGTTCATCTTTGACTGTTATTGTTGTATTACTCAATAACATCAATAAATATTTATTAGTAATAAAATTGTAATCTTTTGGAATTACATCTATTATTAATTCGTTATTTGTTATTACCGTAGGCGCAAAATTGTTTAGTATCAGTACTCCTGTGTCATAATCAATTGTGCCTTGCGTATTATTTGTATAAATTTTATCATTAGTACTATTATAATAAAACGATCTAATGTTGCCGGCACCGTCATCGTCTAAATAACTGGTTTTTTCGTTCAAAGTAAATGCAGTAGACGAACATGTTGATTCATTAACATTGTTATCTAATTCTTTATCAAAATTTATAGTATATTTAGTAATGTTTGAAACACTAGGTGCAAATCTTTTTTGTAATATTATATTAGTAGAGTTATATGTAATAGATGCATCTGCTGCATCAATAATAGATGAAAATTTCGAAAATCTAAAATGGTTGTTATCAAACGAACCCAAAAAATCTGTTTCAAATTGTTGAACAGCCGTTGCTATTTTTTCCGCTATTTGGGTAGAAGTTAAACTAGTAATATTACTATTATAATATGCAGTAATACTCGGTAATATATAATTATAACTAGGATCGACAAATTCAATTTCGTTAGTTAATATGTTATATTTTTTAAGATTCTTTCGTAAAGTATCTTTTTGTGTACTAGAAAGAACATTAGATGAACCTGCAGGATTAACACTCATAAAAACTTTGCCATATACCGGAGGAATATTCTGTTCTCCTCCCCATACACGAATGGAACCAATGAGTCCTGGAAAATATTTAGCGGCAATTCGTTTATAATCTTCCGCTAGTACAGCGCGATTTTGCGTTTCGTAATTCTTCGGAGCATTAAATTTTATAGAAGAAATATTTTCAACGTCATTGCCGCCATAAGTATCATCAGATATATTATTAATTTCTATATTAGCATCTTTTGCACTCCACGCTGCAGTAGTTTTAATTTCATTCGCGCTTTTTCCAACAGAAACTCTATAATTTATTTCTACGATATTACCATTTTGTAACTTAGTTCCAATATTACCATCGCCAAAATAAATTTCAAGCGTTTGATTTTGTATTTCTTGTACAAAAAACGCTGAAGTATCTGCAGATACTTCTAAAATATCATTCGCTAAAGCAAATGTTGTAATATTATCAGAACCTACTGAGTCTCTTACGATAACATTAATTGAACTACTGTCAATATTTGCGTTTTGTAAAATATATCTTACTGGAGACGATGTGTTTACAGTGAACTTTTGATCTACCGAATATCCTTCAAAAATTTCTATATCTGACGTGTAACCTAATGCGCTATACACATTATATTCTTTGTTTGTTATAAATTGTAAAGTTTCTCCAGTATCAGAAACTACATTGAACGCTTCGCCTTTTGGCAGTGTAATAACATCTGAATTAGAAATATCATTATACGTGATATTGACATTAGTTTTTGCAGACATAACTGTTGAAGGAATATAACCTAACATTTTTGCTCTAGAAACTACACTATCTCTCAACTGCGCAGAATCAAGAAACATTTCATTTCCTACCATACTAGTGTAAAATGCATTTTGATATGTATTATATGCAAGCGTATCTATTAAAAGATTTATAACAGATCCTTGAAAATTATAATCTCTGAATTCATCTTGATCGGAAATATAATCCTTTATGGATTGTTTGATTTTAGAAAAATCTAATTCTGTTACATTTAGTTGCGTCATTTTTATCTTACTCTTTCTATAATAACATCGACAGTGACAATTTCGGCCGATGTTATTGGAATAAATTTGATTGTTATAGTTAGCATATTTCTGTCAGAATCAGGTTCAACGGCAATATTTAATAACTGTGCTCTAGGTTCGTAATTCACGATTACGTCTGTTAAATCTTCAGTAATCAAAAAGTGTGTATATTCAGATTCTATATTATCAAACAGCATATCGTAAATATTTCCACCAAAAGATGGTGCATAAGGCCTTTCAAAAAAACTAGTTAACACAATATTTTTTACAGATTGTTTAATAGCGGCTTCATTAACAAGCGGCTTTACGTTACCGTTTACTGGATGCGCTAAGAATGATAACGGTATATCTGAATAAATTGTTTCTTTTGGTGATATTAGCATGTTATGTTACTCTTAGTGAAGTATCTCCATCATTAACAACTTCTCTTATGCCGCGCGGAGCTGGTTGTATCGTTTTACCATCTTTTCCCGATACCGGTCTTATGGCTGCTATAAATCCGTATTCTGTGTTTCTGCCACTACGATTCTTTCCCTTTTGCACAAAAGTAAAAGGATAGTTACTAACTTTTACTCTGTTAGATTGATTTCCTCCAATGACACTGATTCTGCCGCCTGCAGAATTTTTGTTTCCTGTCCAAAACCCTACATGGCCACTAGAAGATGTTATATAATTAGTTCCGTTTGCTTTTTGGCCAGGTTTAGCTTCCGTCCATCTTCCGAAAACTAAAATATCTCCAGGTTTCAGTAGATTAATATCAACATTTTTATAGTCCATAATAAGTTGACCGACTTTAGAGGTTTTACTTCTAGCACTATACCAATAACTTTTTGCTAATAAACCTTTCAAGTATTTATTACCAGATTTACGAAGCATAGAACCGACAAATCCAGCGCACCATGGGCAAGTATCAACATATGTGTTGCCTCTCGCTTTGACATAGCTTTTAGCAGTTGCCGAAGCACCCATTTCTTCAAAGATTTTTAATATTCTAGGATTTCCCGGTGGAGAATAAATTGATTGACCTTTTTTAGTATCTCCGTCCCACCAAGCATCAGGCCCCAAAGCTTCTGCACTCAGCGCAGCATCTAATACATTAAAATGACCTGATTGTTCAGAATGTGCTGCACTATCTTCTACTTGTTGGCCTACGGGCTGGTTATTACTATCAGTTATACCACTGTTACCAACAAGTCTAGGATTTGTGACAGGTTCAGCTTCACTCGTCGGATTTTGATTTTTGTAATTATCTGTTTTCGCGTCAAGCGGAGCAGGGATAGCACCTGTTACTTCACCACCAGGAGTTGAGCCCATGTCTTCTCGATAAATTTGCTTAAAGCCTTTACCAACATCTAATTTACGCGAATATGGAATAGAGTCGATAGGAGTAGCGGAAATCGGCCATGGCGCTAAAATAAATGCATCCGGCGCGACAGCAGTAACAACTTCAGTTGGAGGAATAATTACGCACGTATTAATAAAATCGGTCTCATCGCAGTAAAATCCGAAAATATTTCTTCCAGCATAAAAATTAATATCTCCTCCAACATCAGTACTGATGTACAAACTTCCTCCAGATTTAATACTAAAATTGCGGAATGTACTTATATCAAGACTTTTCTGCGATTGTATTAATAAATCATTCTCAGCTGATATACTCATTTTTTCCTGCGCATTAACAGTATATGAAGAATTTGTTATATGGCGCATAGCTTGTTTTGCTTCTACTGAATGTGTGCCATCCGTAGTCACATCTATATTTCCACTAACATCTAATGAGTAATTACCAGCAACATGAGTTTCCATATCACCATCTACTTGAGTAACTAATTTACCTCTAACATACAAATAAGCATCGCCATCTACAAATACTTTAGCGTTTCCTCTAACTCTTACAAAATCATCGCCGTATACAATATGATAGCTATCTTTCATTATACGATTAACTTTACTACCGTCTGGATGATATTCTTCCATCGTGCCTGTGCGATGCATCGTTGCAATTCTTTCGGCACCCAGAGTATCATCAAATTCTTGTATGTGGCCAGATTCTGTTTCTCGTACTTGTGAATATGGGTATTCAGTGCTTCTACTTGGTACAGGCTCTCCAGTCAAATCATCAACGTATTTATTTCTTACAGATATTGAAGGATGTAAATAAGCATTTGTTTCTTCTTCTGTTCTAAAGAGTTTTTCCGATTCTTTTTGTATAGTTCTTGTACGAACTAAACGATTCATATCTTGCTCATATATTCTTTGCGGATACACACCACGCGGATCATTAAAACCTTGCGTAATATCTGGCAATTTTGTGGGAAATCCAGAAATAGCACCAAAAATCAACGGATGTTGTTTTTGTTTAC